ACCCAATCAGTCATTAAGGTTTCACTACTATAACCTGTTACTGATTGGTGGTATACTGGTAACGATGAAGCATACCTATCTTTTAAGTTATTTACGAGTTTTGTGACTCTACCAGATGTAAATCCTGGACAAGTTTTTTTTATAAAACTTTCAAAGTCTTTATGAGTTGTATTTAACTCTCCTCTTGTAACTTTTAAAACTGCTGCTTCTAATACATCATTATCTGAACTATTAGTTCTCGGTAGTGGATTGTTCATTGCTAAACTTACATCGATTTCCAATTCTCTTGGAACTTCGTATATTCCGAAAATCCAAGAATCTGTAAGTAGTTCTCCTCTTGCCTCTGCTTTTCTAAACATAGCTTCTCTACCGAAACCATCTCCATATTCATATTTGTTGTTTGGTCTAACAAATAGTGCTGGTGGTTCCTCATTGAAATCTACGTTCTTTATAAATGATGAGTATAGTGTTGATGCTCGTTTATCAACTGCGTCTGAAAATCTCACTTGAGATTTGTCTGATTGTTTGATGATGCCTTTACGTTTCTTGACTTCATAACCTTTGAATTTGATTTTATTTCCAAATTCTTCACCGAAATGAAA